ACATTGGTGATATTATCGTCTCCAACGACGCAGAGGTAGACATGATCATCAAAAATGTCTAGTGAGGCCAAATCACCACCATGCACGACCACCCACACCAAGCGAAAAAGGATGTGCACAATCACCGTATTAGTGATAGAGGTGGAGAACTGCCCTGATGGGTTGCATTGCAACCACTCGTAAGTCTGGTCGCCCTTGACATGCAGAGAGTTTTTGACATCCTCAAAAAGGACGTTTCTGATATCATCATTGCCATCTCCATACCAATCATTGGCAATATCAAGTACAGAAGAGATGAATTGGACATTTTCCGATGCATCAAGATGTGTGAAATCTCCATCGAACACATCAGGTCCTCTTGATTTCAAGAGGTGAGCTAACACATTCCAGTCTTCACTGTAGACATTCATTCCAAGGCCCGTGCCATTAAGAATGGCATGATCATGCACACTCTTTATAAAAGCAGAGAAGTAAACTCTGCAAGAAAGAGTGTGTATGAGGGACGCTCCGCTCACCAATCTAGTCTTCACAGCTTCAACCTTCGCCTTCTTCCTCCGATCATCCTTGAGGAAATCGGTATAGTAATGCTCACACCTGACCCCTTTCTTAGCTTTTTCGATAGTCACAACTACACCTTTCTTAACTTCTACCGCAAGGGGACCAGTTAGGTCAAACTCTTGCCCATCACCAAAGATATGGTACTTACCTCTTCCTCCTTTAGAGTAAGGATACCCCGCAGAAGAACTCCTGTTTACGGAGTCTAAAAAGGACTCACCAGGAACACCAACAATTGCCTCTTCCAATGTGAGCAACCTTCTAAACGAAGAACCAGCGGAAGTCATGGCAAAGTGTTTTGAGACACTATAGGTGACATTGGCCAGGAGAGACCTGTCAACATAGGGACCCTTCTCTCCATAGACCCCTATCGCATTCACGTAAGGATCCACCCAGACATCATTCCTAATGACCGGTTTCAAGACAGAGAGATCGTAGGGACTGTCTCCCCAAGCTTCAAAAAGTTCTGACTTCTCATAGCACGACTTTCCAGAACCTTTAACTGGGTAAATGGGTTTACCTAGAGAAAGGAAGTTCCCTTCGGCAACAATCACATTGCCAACACCGTCTTTCCTGGCTTCAGGAACTATCCTCTTTGGTATGCAAACCAACGCAGCTTCAATTTCTTCCTTTGATACAAGGACAGAAAACCCAACAGCGCCTTCACGTCCTGCAACGTGGACTCCTCCGATCTTTCTTCCAGGGACAGTTTTGTCTAGGACAAACAAAGGTCGCCCACAATCGCCCCTCCGAGTAGGGGCTTCATAAGAAAGGAGACAATTCACATCATAACACTCTCCGTTTGGTCCAAGCACTTGTTTCTTCTTGTGGAGCGTACCCTGAGTGACATAAGCCACCAAGCGTTGTTCCCTAGGAACATCGATCCTCACAGTCCAGTCCCTCTCTTTATAGAGATCTGCCTGCGTCATCCACTTAGTCATGAGATTTGCTCTACTACTCATCAAATCTCTCGGAACGGAAAAGACTGAGAGATCTTTAAGTCCCTCTGAGACTTTAACATGTTCTCTCATACAAGAAACCGGAATGTTAAAGGAAACAGAAGGATTGAAACAGTTCTCAAAAATGAGAACCTCATCATCCTCCAAGTTCTGAAGATACCAGGTGATGTAGTGGTGCGGAACGAGAAACTCATAACCGCCAAGAGCCAAAGCACAACCATTGACCACTCCATCAACTTTTATATGAAAGTTGTTCTTATTAGCCAGGAGTGCAATGTCCTCACAGGACGGGTCTTCAGCCATTTGCGCTCTGAGTAGAGGGGGGAGAGTCTTCTTCCTAGCATCTCTCTCCTTCCGCACGTGTTGACTTTGGCTGACAAAAGGTTCGTCCAGGACAACCTTATCTTCACTAGAGGACTTAAATCCCCTTATGAGCGCCAACATCCCAAAAGAGATTCCAAGAACACCGAGACCAAGTTTAATGGTCGAGTATTTAGAATAAACACTTTCCACAGACTTCCAAATCTTGGAACAATACTTGTCCACAGCCTCAATACCCTTATTCCCACACTCCATAAGTGAGGAAAGGGCACTCTTGTTTAGAGCCCCAGCAGGGAGATCGAGATGTTTTATCACCTCAAGGAGATTGAAGTCAATGATCCAATCAATTTCAACCCCGTTATACGAAGAAGCGAAAGTTTGAATATCAATGCCTGCCTTTGCAGAAAGGTAAGCATTTATCCTGTCATAAGCAGCCAGAGAACACCTAGGATCTCTGCTAACAGCGTGTGTCAGTTCACTCTCAGAAAGCTCCGCAACATAATTCGCTGTCCACATATAATTCTCGCTAAACACATCCCTACGCAAGGACTTGCCACGCGGATCCATCTGGGACTGCATCGCATCTTCCCTCAAGGCCACAACTTGCGCAAGAGAAGAATTCATGGTGCGAGACACCATAGTATTCCTATCCTCCATCTCGAAGAACACATCCCTAGCCATAAGGCGGAATTGTTCGTAAGACATCTCATCAGAGACGGAAGGAACTCCGCAGCGATGCGTCACCTGAAGCGACCAAATGTCCGTGTTGACATTTCCTGTCTTATAGAAAGGATCCAAAACCCTCGTTCCATGCGGGTTATCACGAGTCTGTTCTGTGGCATATTCTTTCTTAATGCAAAACCTAACATTCAAATCAATCCTCCTGGCCAACGCCTCTGGACAATTGATTGACTTGACAAACGCTTCTCCATAGGTCGCAGCATTTGTGGTCAAAAGAACAACCCTGGATCTAAAGAAAGAGTTCCCTTTTGAGGCTATATCTGCCATATGCAAATTAGCGGGAAAATCCTGACAAACTCGCATGAGTTTCATAACTTCACCATCAGGAGATTGCGAACTATCTTTGACTTGCAAGAAATCATCAAAAACAGAAACCCACTGAGAATTGTATCCATTCCAGTAGACATTTTCTGCCTGAACAGCATAAATCTCACTGTCGGGGTTCTTCAGATAAGCCTGGAGTTTCTCAGATGGAACAGTCAAGGCAGTAATCTCCTTCGCAAATAATTGCGCAAACAATGACTTCCCTTTTCCAGGGGCACCATAGACACTAACCGTCAATGGGTTTAATCTAAACCCAGAAACGCGGTAATTCGCCGCAGAAAAAGTCACTCTAAGTCTCTCCAAGGCTTCCCTAAACTTAACAACCCTCAAAGAGAGTTCTCTGTCTCCTCCATACTTGGAAAGAAGTTCAGAACCCTTCGCAACCATAGCGAAAAACCTGTCTGCCGAAATGGGCGAAACTGCCACATCTCCAGAATCCACAGACTGAACAAACTGCATCACATCGTTCATCCAATCGTTAACCTCCGTGGAACCGGTCTTAACATAAAGACCTGCCTTTATGCCCACGAAGGATGACAGAGACTCAAGAGCCTCTCCAAAAAGGTCCACGATTGTCTTAACCACCCACTCAATACTGTCGGAAACCTTATTG